CTTTTTCCAACTTGTCACATGACTGACAAATATTCATACGTTCAAATCCCACTTCAGTAGGAACAATGACAGGCAATCCTTTTGCGGCGTTTTTTCCTGTTTTCCACATTTCTTTGGCAAGATTCCGTGCCTGTTGAAATACTGAAGGAAACTTATGAAGGGTTTCCTTCTCCTGTTCTAAAAAATAATCAACCTTTAAAATGGTTTCTTGTTCTTCAGGTGTGAAACGAGCTTGTTCATATGTCAATCCTGTCATCATTTTTGTGATGATGTTTAAATCATCATTCAATGTGTTATTGAATATGGCAAATCGCCAGAACACAGGAGTTTGATTTTTCGGAAGAAAATAGTATAATGTGGGAGTTTGGGCACGAGGAAATCCCATGAGATGTTCTGGGATACACATGGTGTAATATACCACAGGTGTAGGATGTTCTTGTAGCTTTTGTTCTAACTGCTGCTGTTCTGGTTTTAATCCATTTTCACACCCTTCAGATATCACAAGTATTAAAATGGGCACAGACGATGTATCAATGATGTTGGCTACATCAGGAAATGTGTTTGGTTGCATTATTCTTTCACATATTTAAGGATTAAATCACTAGGAAATAGTTCACTATTATTTCGTAAAAAGACGTAATATTTTTCATATACGTCGGTGAGGTTCATGTCATTACGTAAAGGTTCTTTTGCATAATCTTGTGATGCTGCTTTATGTTGTTCAAAATTATTGGGGTCATTAATATTTCCACTTTGTTTATGTCCTGCTATTTCATGTGGGTCTGACCAATTGAAACAATATGAGGGAACGTAGTGTGTGTAATGTTCATCTAATTGTTTTTCATCGCGTAATTTAGTATACCAACTCAATCCCTCATATCCTGTGATGTCTGAGCGAAATCCAATTTGTCGAATCCGAGGCATTTTCACAATAACACTTGCTTCCAATGTATTTTGTGTAAGTTCTAATTTATGTTGAGTGGCAAAGAAACTTTTTTGAGGTTTCCATGCATCTGTACCCACTTCTTCTATTTTATCTACAGCTTGTTGAATATGCCAAGGTAGGTAAATGTCGTCATCATCAGCCAACATGAAATAATCACCTGTGGCGTAGATTACTGCATCACGACAAATTTGTCCTCGATTAGTATACGGAAGACCTGTTTGCATATCAGTGTTATTGTTTATTAATACAATACGGTCATCAGAAAATCCCAATGACATAGGATATTCCATATCTGTATTTAGGATAATCAGTTCTTTGTTTGGGTATGTTTGTGCATTAAACTGCGCAATGATTCTATTGACACATGTATATCTTCTAAATGATGTACAGACAAAACTAACTTTTTTCATAACTGTTCCTGGTTATTTAATCTATTCCAAATTTCAGGCGACCAACTGTACAATGATAAATGTTTTGCATATTTATTTTCAAATTCTCCGTACACAAAATATTCTATATTCTTTTCCCTCATCTTGTTTTTAATAACTTCGTGTGTGGTTTCATAACTATACCCTAAAGAAGATTTAACAACACTACCAAACCAACTAGGCCCATACCAATTATTGCTATCATTTATTTGTTGTGTACAGTATTCTAGAACATCTAAATCTTTTTTTGCACCAAATACATTATTTGGAATAGTTAAGTCGCCTTCGTTGTGGTATAAAAATACCCCATCATAATTTAAAAAATCGTCCAATGAATTCACCGGTTTAAAATCAATATCCAAGTAGAATCCTCCAAATTCTTTAACAGCCCAAATACGTAACAAGTCTGCACAAAAAGCATAGTTTTTTATTGAGTAGAATTTGTCATACCAATTTTGAATATTTTTAGATAATGGTGGGGGCGAAGACCAGAAAATATATTCGTAATCCGAGTGCATCTCTTTTATTTCATTTGCTAGTTTCTGTTCTCGCTTGGGTAATTTAAAATCCCCTACCCATATTTGATGAATTATTTTTGGTATCATTCATCTTCTCCATACGGCATCTTCACCTTCTATAATTAATGTATATCTATTTTTTTGAAGGCGTGAATATGTCTGAGCCAATTCTTCTTTTAAGCAATGTGTTATTTCAAACTCTATTTGTATTGGATGAACAGAAGAATCAAGTATACTGTTAACAACTACACAATCATGACCCTCTGTGTCTATCTTAACTAAATCCACAGATTCGATTTGATAACGTTCCACAAGGGTAGACCATGTGATGGCTTCTATTTTATGGTTAGTTAACATTCCTGTCTCTAACATCTTTTTTGCTTCAGAATGACCTCGGTGGGGTTTAATTATAGTGGCCCAACCTTTTGTGAAACCTAAATTATACTTTTCTTGATTTTCGGGTTCAACCCAAAATAAATCTACTATGTTGTTTTCTGCTGATATAGCAACGTTTATCTTAGTTACATTAGGTTTATCGGGTAATCGGTCTAGATATGTTTTTACAGGTTCGACTGACAAACCTATTTGTTCAGGTGTACACCCTTCTAATAACGTGTGGTAGTCGCATGTGCCTATTTCAACAAAATCATATCTCATAGTAAACAACTCGTTTTAGCGGTTTCAAGAATTTCTTGTACATACTTATATGTACACATCTTTTCGTTATAATTTTCAAGAGTAATATTATTATACGGTAATTTTCCGTCAACATACTTACCCTTAAAAAAAGTTCTGTCCTTATCTGCTGTTTCTCCTGTAACTCCCGCATTATGCATGATAGTACATTTCTCCCAAAAGTCAAGACCGTGCATAGGCCATGTGAACTCTAATTCGTCCACCACTTTGGTATCATGTCCAAAATACCAACCATTCCATAAAACTGCCCACATATCAGCAGTCCATTTTTGTATGGGGTGATATTTATCGGTTTGAGGAAATGCTTTCAGATGGTCAAGAAAAAATTGATACAATTTTTCAGAATCCTCATACACCTTTTTCCAAAAAGCAGCATCAATGTTTTTCATGAGATATTGAGCACCTCCACTGTGCATCTCATATTGTACCGGAACATCTTCACTTATACCTACAATTTCACACATGCGTTCGTACACACCACATTTTTTGCTTTTAATATATTCTGCTCCAATGTAATAGCGCGTGTCACTTAAATACCAAACATCGTCATGCACTAAATGGTCCCATTGTGGGGGCTTCGTGAGAATGATATCGCAATCATGATACATAATGGCTTCATCTTTTAAATAAGGATGCTTCTCAAAATGTTTTTGTAGAATGTGTGGACGAATTGAAGAAATATATACCGAATTTTCTCTGTCATCATTATAAAAAAAGAATCGAACCGTGTTATAGTGATTAGCTAATTTAATCCAAGCATCAGGGATATGATTGTTTTTAATGGAACATACAATATCTATATTGTTTGGATTTAAACCATTTTTTAAAAAATTGTGTATCATAACCTCAACCTGCCATGTGTAATAATCAATGGCAGGTTGGGCTGATATATAACGTAAGTTTTTCATAAAGTAAATATCACCTTGTTGTTAATGATTTAGCAGATACATGCACCACCTGAACAACAGCCAGGATCACAGTTTTGTACCAAATATCCATATGTGATTGTGCAATCGTCATTTTGAAGGTCACATACAGCAGCGTCACCTATACATGTTGATGTGCCAGGTAAACAACCCACGACACATGTTGTCGTTGTTGTTGTTGCTGCTGCTGTTGTAGTTGTTGTTGCTGCTGCTGTTGTAGTTGTTGTGGGAGCTGCTGTTGTAGTTGTTGTGGGAGCTGCAGTTGTTGTCGTTGTTCCGCCTGGGCACGATGTTGGGCCTGTCAAGTTACCTGCGCCTGTTACTTGATAGTATACCCCACCTCCATCGCCATAATAACCGGCGTCTGCAAACGTGCCACATCCCGAGTCAGTATACAACTTGGTTCCACCCACATAATATGTGAATTGTGCTGCGGCTGAACAGGCTCCAGATATACTTCCTTGAACACCTGAAAGTCCCAATGTTGAACTATAACAGACTGCTGTTGTAGTAGTTGTGGCTGCTGTTGTAGTAGTTGTGGCTGCTGTTGTAGTTGTAGTAGTTGTTGCTGGGGGTGAGCCTGAACATTGAGAGTCGTTGGTACATACTCCAAATCCACCTGATGTAGATCCACCTTGTCCGCTTACATCTACAATCAACGTACCTGGTGCTACACATAAATTAACAAATTGGCCGAAATCCAATGATCCTTGTATATATCCAGCACTACCATAGGGTATATAGTCGAACACATAGGTTTGTTGATTGTTGAATGGTGAAGTGTTGTATACGGTCCAACAATCACCGAGCGCCGCTGTGGTTGTTGATGTAGTTGATGTTGTTGATGTAGATGTTGTAGATGTTGTAGATGTTGTAGATGTTGTAGATGTAGATGTCGTCGTTGTTGGTGGTTCTGTTGTTGATGTCGTCGTTGTTGGTGGTTCTGTTGTAGATGTTGTAGATGTTGTTGATGTCGTCGTTGTTGTTGGTTATGTTGTAGATTTTGTAGATGTTGTAGTTGATGTTGATGTTGTAGTTGTTGGTGCCGCGGTAGTTGTTGATGTGGATGTTGTAGTTGTTGGTGCCGCGGTAGTTGTTGATGTGGATGTTGTAGTTGTTGGTGCCGCGGTAGTTGTAGTAGTAAAATTATGATTATAGGCAAAAAACTCACTGATAGCATGAGGTGTTGAACCGTCAGGATAATTACCTACCGCACCCGAAGTGTTAGCAGGCACCTTAGGAGAAGGATCCAATGTGTTAACATTGTTTGTAGACAATGACTGAAGGGATAGTTCACTTGACGGCAATCCCTTTTCGTCGCCTACATCTTTAATTGAAATTTGCCCGCTGGATACGATGGCCATTGTCTATGTTCTCCTGTGTTATTACTTAGTGCAGTTGCACTTACTTAACTTATCATCCAATTCCTTAATGGCTTCAATCAACAACCCAATCATCTTTTCATACTTCACAGCCATGTGACCACTTTCACGGGTTGTTACAACTTCAGGTAGTACACCGGCAACGTCTTGTGCAATAACACCTGTATCTGCCCCATGTAATCCTAATGCATTAGCTTCTTCATTCCAAGTATATGTGACACCGCGAAGTGCCTTCACCTTTGTGAGAGCATCAGAAATAACTGCAACATCTGTCTTTAATCCTGCATCTGAGGATGAGAAGGCAATGATGTCACCTGATGCCTTGATTTGTCCTGTGGCAGCACCTGTTGCTGAGCCCACATTGATACTTCCAAATGTCACGTTACTTGCTGTTCCTACGGCTTGACCAATGGCAACAGTGGGTGTGGCACTCTCACCACTATTATTTGTTAATGTAACACCTGTGCCTGCCACTAATGATGCGACATAATCACCTGTAGTATCGGTGCCTAAAGCAACTGAGTTGGCGGCAATTGTTAACGCTACGTTTGATACGTTTGCAGAACCATCAATGGTGAAGTTACCTGTTACATCGCCTGTGGCGAATGTCACGGTGCGACCAGTTGTCCAACCTGCCGATGTGCCTGTGATGTTACTATCAGTGAAGGCGACAGTTTTGCGTGTTGAACTTGGGGTGAAAAACAAGTTCGTGCCGTTAAATTCGACGGCACCTGCTTGTGGAGTTGTTAAGTTTGTGCCAGACACAAGTTTTACAGGAGCAATGGTTGTTGTTCCTGTTACAAGAACTAAAGTTCCCGTCATTGTGCCGCCTGATTTTTCCAATTTGGCAACATCTAAACTGTTGAAGTTGGCGTCAACTTCTGCATTAGTAAGTGGGGCACCTTTGTTTGTTCCTGCTGCTGGGGCTGTTTGGCGAAGCGTTAAAGTAGCCATAAGTTATCCTCTGTTGATTATTGATTGTAATAATTGTTTTATTTCTAATAAGTCGTTTTTGACTTCAGTAATTTCTTCTTGAAGCTCGGATATCTTCTGCACTTGACGCTTTTCTTGACGCCGAGCAAAAATAACTGTTGTGTCAGTATTTATAAGTGCCTTGGAATGCTTATCACGTACAAATGGCGTTTCCATTAAATCACCGCTACTGCTCTGAGATTCTTAATGAGAGGAGTTTTACTCTTATCAGTGGAGTTCATTGTAATTTTCACAGCAAACTTGGCAAATGATGAAGGAGCTGACACACTGTAACTATATTCCTGATAGATGTTACCATTATATACAACAGGAGCCTGTTCATTCAACGTTACCCAATCAACATCAGCAAACGGTCTATCATCTTCTACATTCTGCATCTTGGCTTCTACAATTACAGAACATTGTTCAGGACGAATCATATCGAAGAATACACGCAAGTCATCGGCGCCGTCACCATCCAATGTTACAGTTCGTGTGACATACACGGCATCTGAAGAACCAGATGCGGCAATGTCATTCGCCAATGTTAGAACAGAAATTTTTCGTGTGTCTAACACAGGTGTTAACAATGAATTATTGGTTGATAATTCCGCCTTTATCTTCAATGTAGGAATGTTTCCTGTTGTGTTTGAATGAGAATAAATTGTGAATTCTTTAGGCAACTCAACAGTATCATTATTGTTCACAGTAATATATGCGCCTAACCCGGGATAATATGTACTTGATGTATCAAGTAGTGTGTATGATAATTTCACTTGTGTTGAGGGATTTAAACTCAAGATACCTAAGTTAGGTGAAAGTGCTGTAGCTTGCTTGTTATCAATACTATCAAAGGTGAATGTAGACGCACCACGTGTGAATGTATCGTTTGTTGCCAAACTACCTGAGGTTATGAATATTTCAGCCGTTGTGCCATACACCTTCGTGACATAACCTGTAGCTGTTGTATCATCCTTATAGAAGGTTAATCCTGTTCCTGTGATATTCACTGCATCATTTTCAAGAACTAAACTTGTATCAGAGATGATGTCTTTTACTGTACCTAACAAAGCGCGTGCTCGATAATTCAATGTAGTACCTGACCCTGAGGCTTCAAGTGTTAATGCTGTGTCAGATTGAATTGATGCCACCTTTCCAATAACAGTGATGTTATCATCTTGATATAGAATGTCACCCACACGTAGGTCTGAGGTGAATGTTGTGGCTGAACCAGTGACAGCAGTACCTGTTATACTGATAGTACCTGTAAAATTGGTTGTTGTCGAAGGTGCAAATACACGAAGTTGGTCACCCACTGATAGGTCGGTGAAGTCTGTACTTGAACCCGCAATGGTATCATTTTCTGATACTTGAATTGTTCCGGGCAATACTGTTTGTGTGTCATCAAATACTTGAACAACATCACCTGGTTTCAAAACATACGTACCTGTTTGTGAAATGGTGACGTAATCAATGGGCTTAGATTCAAGAATGACGGTACGTGTTGTTTCAAAACTTCTAGAATACATTTTGAATTTCAAATCTTCAGATTCTAATGCTGTCCAGATGGTGTTATTATTAGGAATGAACAATACACCAACATAAGGTTGTTGTGTGATACGTTCGTTAGTGCCTATTAAATTTTCACCCAATTCAGAAACCCACACTTCATATTCAGTCGTGTTGTTTTCAGGCAATAACATAAGAGCATATTCTGTGTTGTTCTTTAGATATACCGGAGATTCAAATGTAAATGTGGTTGCTGTATTTGCAGTACCTGAGACGGAAATTTCTGACGCATTTAATGTCTTGGTACTGAACGGTACAATTTTATTGCCCGGGAATCCATTAATGACTTCACGGATTTGAATGGTGAACTTCTTGGTTGATGACTTTCTCTTGAAGAACAATTCAACCTTATTCAAGAACACACCATCGGGATGTCCTTCAATGATGAAGGTCTGTGCCATGGGATCGCCAAATGATGCGGGATTGAATGTTGATGGATTAGACAACAACAAACGACTCACAACATTGTTTTGTGTTTCAGAAAGAGCATCTTGACGAATTGCTGGGAATCGTGTTGATGAAATTGAACCATCATCAATATTAGGGACACCTGATGATTGTAATTGTGCAGCCGCTGATGTTGTTTCTGAAGCATCTGTTAATTTAAACACCTTATTTCCCACGCGGAATGTATTCGCAGGGATTAAGAATTGTCCCACTAAGGTACCATCGGTTGCAACAATTAATGGATCACCGTATGCCGAAGCACTTGGTGTATATTGTGATGACAATATGCCTTCTGACAAATTACGTATTGTATTTACAGTAACACCGGTAGGCAATGTAAAGTAACGGCAATGTGCTGAGACATCTTCGCCGTCAAAATATGCCTGAACAGCCGTACCGGGTTTCAATCCTGTTGCAGTGAATGTGATGATTTGCTTTTCAATGTATGGGACAACAGAAACGTCTAATACACGAACACCAATATTTCTAAGATTGTTTTCTGGGAGTTTACCTGATGTAATGATGTTTTTTGTGACATCTGAAATTAATGGTGCCGCTTCACTACCACGAACACCTACCAAACCTGCAACTGTAGTGACACTCAATACAGGAAGATTGGTTGTTTCAACACCTTGCCATATGGTTTTCCAACTGTTCCAGTGTAACTTGAAGGCGTTTGTATTGAATTCCCATCCATCATTAACGCCGTTATAATTTACTTGAACATCAGGACGAACTTGTGTATCTACCCATGTGATTTGTGGCGGATCCAAACGTAAATCGCCTGCCATGTAATTACCTAGTAACAAATTACCACAGACACGACCCTTTGACGCAAATTTATTTTCTGTGATAGTGGTAAATGTACCTGAATATCCTGTTGTGATGACCTCAGATTCATCAGAAGGTAAATGAAGTTCAATGTTGTTTAATGCGAAGGGTGCTCGTAATATTTTATTCTTGGTATCAATTGATGCATAGTAATCAGCATCAAACACGTTACCAATATCATGTCCATCGAAGGCATCAACAAGAATACCCTTCTTAACCATGGCGTTACCTGAATCGTCTGTAATCAACATATTGGCAGCACGATTTTCAGCAATTGACAATGCTGTGTAGTATTCAAGTCTATTCACACGTTGTTCAAGTTCACCAATGTCACGCATTGTGTAACGACGATTATCTACTAAACGAACAATTGATGCATAATCTTCGCGGTCGTAGACGCGAGAAGCAAATGTTGATAATGATGGATATGGTGCCAATTCTATGACTGCCAATGTCATGGCGTTAATGGCATCGGCAGGTGTTTGTGGGTTAAGTGCAGACACACCAGTAATCACCTTAAATTCACCATCGCGGGTTAATACAACTTTATCCTTTCTGGGTAAATTAATGGTGAATGATGCCGTCAATGTGCTATCGGGATCAGGTATCGTTATACCATTTGTTGTATCTAACGTTGTGATAGGCACATTATGTGATGCATTCATATTGTTGTTTTTGGCGTCAACATATGTTTGACCTGAATATCCCGAACGTAATTCAACGGTTGGTCGGAAATCAATTACATCACGAATATCATATGTGATGCCTGTTGATTCTGATGTATACACGGGTAATTCATATGTGAAGATTTGCTTGTTGTAATCAAGTGTTGTTGGATCAAAATCAATCAAGGCACTTTGATATGAATTTCTATTTAGGTAACCTAATGTTGATGAGCGTGTGAAGTTTTTTAACTTCAACACAATTTTCTTTTCAGTTAAATCTTCAGCACCTGTATATTGAACATATGATGTATTGTATACGTTGTCATTTGAGTTTTCATATAGAGTAAATTCTGAAGTGACATTACTCCATGCACTCAAACCACTTTCAGTTGATGGGTATGCTTCAGTATCGTCGGCAATGTGTACTGATACAAGTTGTAATGCGTGTGATACGCCTAGGTAAATTCTACCTGCTGCTAAATTAGTGGCACTAGTAGAAGTTAATGTTGAGCCATCCACTGCCAAAAATGTGGTGTCAAGTGTCAAATCAATAGGCGCACCATTACCTTGACGAACTCGTGCATATACTTTTCTGTTTGCGCCTGCATCACCCACGGCAACTGCCAATGTACCTGACGTTGTATTGGTTGGTGTGTATCCTGTGATTTCTGCTAAGTTGTATGATGCACCTACAGGTTCAACAACAATGAAATCATCCTTAAAGGAAGAACTAGTGCCTGCCAAGGTTTGTCCCACACCACTTACGGCAATACTACCATTACCTGAACCGTTGAATGTATATTCACCCAAATATTTCCAGAAGAAGTAGTCAGTATCGTTTTCATACTGCACAACAGCTTGGGATCCTGCGGGGAATAATAGTGAGTTATATGTGCCTTCGTGTAATTTAAATCCAGTTTGTGTAACTGAACCTAAATCATCTCCTGGTGTAATGGCCACCGTGGCACTAGAATTTGTTGTTGTGATGTTACGAATTGTTGTTAAATCATCAACCGTCTTGCCCGCTTCTAGTGTGATGCCATACAAATATAACTTGTAGAATTTTGAACTTCCTGTTCCTGTAACATCACGATAGAAACGTAATAGACGGAATTTTGCCGTGGCAATTAAAACACTACTACCGTCACGGAGATTGAGTGTGGCATTGTTTTCAGCCAATGACCAACTACCGGTCACCGACTTTACATAAACATAATTACCAAACAATGTAGGAATTTGTTGTTCATCAACTAGTAATGTATCAGTTGCCTTATCAACTGCAAGATAATCAGTGGACTTTAATTCTGTATCAAATCCTTCTACATAGGCTTTACCGGGTTCAACACCATACACCAACTTGGAAGCATCGCCAATAGTTTCTACTGTGTACTTACCATTATTTGTTGATGTTTTTAAATGTTCACGAACATTGACGTTTAATCCTGTGACAACATAGTTACCTGATTCATCATATGTTCGTTGTGCCAATACTCGTTGTAATTCTGAATATTGTGGCTTGTTAAATGCGCGCTTCACCTTTCCTTCTTCAACTAAGAATAGAAGATGGAATCCTTGGTCAGGTGTTGTTGTTATTTCGTAAGATTCAAGTTGTGTGGTAAGTTTATATCGGTCGCCGCCAGGTGCTGCATAATTGTAAGACCCTGCAGCAGGATCAAGTAAACTTACATCATCATTTGATGTTACCGTACTGGTAATAATTCTGAATCCAATATTTTTTGTTGGTGTACTACTATAGAAACTCAGAACTTTAGTCTGTGAGTTATGACGGACAAATGTTCCATCAACATAGACAATGCCATCATCAATGGTGTAGAGTGAACCTACACCTGTGGCTGAACTACTTGAAACAGAAAATCTAAATGATTGTGTTATACCAGTTGAATCAACCACAGTGAGTGCTTCATCTTCAGCAAACACAGTGATGAGTTCTTGTGCTGTTTCATCGTAGAATGATGATTGGTAATTCAAATACAGAACTCGTTGTCCTGTTGAATCTTCATCAACGCGCACAATTTTGGCAGACACGCCCAATTCGTTACTAACAACTGCGTTCACAAGCGTTGTTTTATATAACTCATAGGTGGAACTACCAATTGTAATACCTGCTGAGTCGGTATTTTTTATCTTTACATATGGTACATTGAACTGAAATGTTTCAGCACAACCAACTACAACAGAACCATCTTTGAATACATGGTCACCAAAACGTTGTATTTGGTTTTGTAAAATGGTTTGAAGTTGAGTAAGTTCACGGGCTTGAACCGCATAACCGGGCTTGAAAAGAACTCGGTGAAAATTCTTTTCAACATCAAAATCATCATAGTAGGGTGAAGTTCCTAAATTGATAGCCATATGTACCTAGAAGTGTAAAAAGAGTTTAATAGTTTCAATCTGTTCTGCTGTACGTGTGATGGGAGAGAAATCGTTCACGTAAATGATGGTGCCTGTATTTTTATCAAATTCAGGGTCTTCCACATTTGTACAGGTCAAGTTTTCAAATTCTGTTGTGTTGTTCGTGAACGTATTTTCTGTTGTGAGTCCTTCTGTTCCTTCAACATATGCCAGATAGACCTTATACGTTTCTGTTGATGCATCAAACAACTTTGTTAATACTTTATATATACCACCTGTTGATGACTCAATTTCATCGTCAATGGAATATTCATTATATTCATCTTCAGGAACGGTGACGATGAACGAACTTGTTCCTGTATCCTTTTGAAAATACCCAATATCAACATCTTGTGTTGCATTATACAACTTGAGATTCTTTACAATTCCGAGTTGACGATAATCATTACCTTGGAATAAATCGGCATTTTCTGTGGTGATTGTTGTACTAATACACAATGTATGAGCAAACAATTCTTGGGCGATGTTGAATCCATGCCCTCGTTGAGGACCTACGTTTGCTCGCACAGATGCCACTTCAGTGGGCAATCCATTAATTACAATGCGAGCATAATTGTAATTTTGTCCGTAATCTAAAATTTGAACATTCT